GTCAAGGCCGTAATTAAACGGATGGGGGATATGGAATAAAATCCACGAATATCTACCTTACTCAAACAGAAACTTTTCAGTTTCGTTGAGCTTTGATCCTTTGAACTCGGTTCAAAGGTAATTTTCACTTATTAGCTGGAGATAATTATTAAGTCCGCCTCGCAATCGAGATGATACTTCTGATGATATGTGCTTCTTCTGTATACTGAATGTTGTATCACTTGCTGTGATTAACATCATGTCTAACAAAGGAGCCCAATCTATCTTAGTCATATCTCGTGCGCAGGCAACTAACCTTACATGCTTCTCCATCATCTCCTCTTGAAGGGATTTTGTGACAGACATTAAAGGCATAGAACTTGATATATCTACATCATACCCTGTATCGGCTCTATATTTTAAAAATAGGTCGTACCAGGAAAGCATATCCCGAAGGGCGCTAGCCCCGAAGGAGATACTCGGTGTATCTGTAGGATATTCGTCATTGTATGCTCATAGCTCCTTAGTAACTAAGAGTTCTTGTAAGGCTACGCGTAAGGCTTGAAAAGCAACATAGTCTCTCTCATCGTCATTTAGACCATTAAATGGTTCATAATGAAGCGACTTAGGACCTATGATTGGTTCAAGCACACTACGTAGTGGAACAAGACCCCACCTAAGTAGAGAAAAGTTGGCTGCTAAATTCAAATTAGGTTTAACCTTATTTCGTCTTTTAGCATTCCACCCTAACCTACCTAAGAATTGTAGTATAAATGCCGGAATGTTGTTCAATTTAAAACCTCTGGTATCAACAAATAACAGATCTGATATTAAATATCCTGGATTGTTATGGTTGGTAACCATAGCGTTTATAGGGAATGGACTGATTTCCACACCTTTATACATGTATCTCTTAGCGAATTCATATAGAGTTGAACTCTTATGAGTCTTAGTAAGTGATACGTGCACATCGAGGTATGAGAGTATCTTGAGGTACTCCTCGGCGACGACGTTGTCGTTTATGACGATATCGTCTCCAAGTAGAGCATAGCTCAATTTACTTCAGTCTTTCCCTGTACGAACACACGAGCAGTATACCACAAAGTGGTGGCATAAAGCGAATGTGGATCATGATGATAGTGCTCCCATTGGATTACCTGTCATGTAAGACACCTCATGGGTGATCTTACCGCAGCTGATCTTAAATGGTTCTCCTACCATCAAGTATTCCCATTCGTCAATTCTTTGAACCCCTAGATTAAATCTTAGGACTTCAGAGATTAGTTTTATAGGAAACCTATCTGTTGCCTTCTCCAGATCAATTGAATTAAATTCATTGACATTGGAATTGTCCAGAAGAGTTTTGAATTTGTTTTGGTCGAACGTACAATCCTGTGGAATACGTTTAAGTAATTTGAACATATAATCGTGAAGCCCTTTAAGAGCATTCTGCGATCAATAGTCAAAAATTGCTATTTCTCTAGTCTTCCCCTCTTTATCGGAGATTGCCGCGAGGCGTCTCGTCTGTAGGGAGGGAAATGAGTAGGGAATGTATTTCATAAAATATAACCACATATCAACTACTTTGGAGAATTTAATTCCCCCTAATAGTTTTATGCTGTTTACTTGTTTTGTACTTAATGAGACTAGATCTCATAACAGCGTTTCAAACGCTGGTCCGTTCGGACCTTTCTTGGCTGTAAAAGTGAAATCTTTCCATCTTGGATATCACTTGGTCTTCTTGGCTTTCGAGAAACTCGTCGGGTGACCGATCGAGGCCCAGAAACCTGGTATGTACTCATGAAGTTCTTCAAGAGCTCCCTTAAAGGGAGATTGAATACTTTCCATAGATACTTCAGGTTCTAGGTAGATTGACCTACTCAATGTAAACAGAGTCATAACCATCCGGATTTTGTCCGAAGAATCATGATCTATTTTACCATTGAGATAAGCTCATTCTTCCGTAAAGCGAGAGAGACAAGGATTATCGGATGTATCTTTAAGGGAACTCAATAGGCTTGCTCGTCCGAGTTTTGACACTCGTATGGCATCCTTTGGGCCCCGGGATATTAGGATTTTCACTAACTTCTCCAGGATAAAAGCAAACAATTCCTTATCTGCCTTAGTCCAAGGGTGTCCCAGGCCGATTAGGACAGTTGCAAAGGATTTACGTCATAAAACCGCTAATTCTTCTCTCTTATTTATATTCATCTTTTAAAGATTGTTATTAAATTAAGGAAAGAATTACGGGTAATCAGTGCCCTTTGCAGTGCATAATCGCCTGAGACTTTCTTGTTTCGAAGAGAGGTATAAGACATCTAACAGTTAAGCTAGAAGCTTATCGCTCTCCGCTAAACGACTACTCTCTTCAACGTCCTTTACCTTTAAGGGCAAAGGAGGAGTACGTCGTTCTGTCGTAGAAGTCGACTTCTTAGACTTGATTAAGGGTGTCTGTCCCTCGTCGGCAATTCGGACAATCTCCATTCTCCACAATATTCCTTCATAAAAACCGTCCCGAACGATTTCTGATATTTCGTCGGGATCGGTGAAGGACTCTATTGCGGAGATGTCAAGTAGGACTATCTTTCTTACCTCACCTTTGAGATTTAATCTCAGCATGAGTTTGAAGTTAGTAGAAATATAAGGTGTAAACCCCTCTAGGATCTTTTTGGATCCGGAGTAGGCTACCACCCTTATACTGGCGTATTTCGACGCCCCTTCTTGAGCAACAAGAGAAATGCTACCCTTATACCGGTAGATAATGGTTTTTAGATATTGCATTTTTGCTCTATTTATTCTATGACCTTGACGATCCTAATTAAGCCCATCCCCGGTCAAGCCGTGGATGGCAAATTTTGTTTGGTCCTCCTAGAAAGAGGAGGTGGATAAACCACCGATTGTCCCGTAAAG